TGGCATATTGGACTTACCTGAAACAGCTGAAGTTGTTTGGCCTGTTCAATCATCATTGAGTGAAAAAGAATCATCTGAATCTAACCGCAATAACGCTACAGCATTCAAATTAGTTGTTGAGGGGTTATCCTCAATAGGTGGTGATGAGGTGGTTGCAGCATCAGTATTCAAAGCAATAGGTCTTGATGATATTGAAGTAGATGAACTCAATTTTAGTGAAGCTGATAGGAAAATAAAAGAAGCTATTAAGAAAGCTGAAGAAATTAACCCAACTAAGGAATTATCATGACAGTTATCAGATCTCAAAAAGAGGCTTTAATAGCCGCCACAATTATCTTTACACAAGATGATATTCAAGCAGAGAAAATTGACGATAACTCAGCTAACAATTTTGTAGATATTATTAGTCTTGATGGTCTTGAAGGCGATCCAGTTATTCCAACAACGGGAACCTATGAGATATTTGTCAAAACAGATGTAAATGGTGGGTTTAAGGCTATTTCTGACAATGGTTCGCTTGCTGCTGGTAAGACTGGTGGTTCTGCTTTGGCTGATGGCATTGCAGAGGGTGCAAGTTTTACAGGTCTAGCTCAAGAAATCAAAATAGTACTGAAAAATTACCAATACGGTTTAGAATGTCTGAACTTTCAATCTTTCTGAAGAATCCTGCTTTTTTCAGTGCATTCAGTTCTTCTTCTAGTATTTCCTTATCACCGTCTTTAATGGTTGGCTTATCTCGCCAGCAGGCTTTAGCTACCTTTGCAACAACAGTGTTAGCAATACCACCACGCTTGTACATGGCTAGGTAATCGGCAAAGGCTAAAAATTCACCATAACCAAACAATTCGTTAAAATTTCGCTTTCCATCTGGAGAGATGCCAAAAAGTCCACCTGAACCTAATCGGCGGCTGAGTGTTCTAACAGTGTTGAGTATTACACCAAAATAACTATCCGCATGCTGAGTGTCTTTATTTAGGACAATTAAATTAGAGTCTTTCTTTTTCCATGGTGTCCACATATTTATTTTACCAATCAAAGGTGCCGGCGGTTGCCTGTAACTCCTGTGGAGCATAGCACATTATAAACCCATCTGAAATATTTGGTGATTTTTGACCTGTTCGTTTATACATTGCCTTTTTGTCTTCAACTTTCTTTTTGCTGTTGACTCCAGACTTAACCCATAAAGCACAGGATAGCTCTTTAACAAGCTTATTAAATAAGGAGTCATCTTCTATGTCAATGCTTATCATATCGCTTGGATCAATGTCAGACTCGCCTAGTTTAACGAATCGATAGGTATTATAGAGCTTCTGAGCAACCACTGCATGCGCTTGCGCTTTAGCATTTGAGTATTGTTCGTCCCATGTTTTCGCGGTACCTGGTATTTCTTCACCTGACCAAACAACTCCCGATCCAGCATCAAAAGGAAAGATAGTTTTATTTTTCTCGATGTCTTTGGCAATAGTCGCACTTCTTTTTTCCTGAACTGAGCCTTCGCCAATAATTTTATTGAGTTCATCTATTGCCAGATCCTTCTTATCATCAATGAATACTGATACACCATCACCAAGTCCACCACATGTATCATAGACGAATTTAACTGCATGGTTTTCTATTGAATGATCATAAGCCCTATAGCTGGCTTTTCTTAGATCGTCTGATTTAAGCCATTCATCAATCATTTTTACAATATTGCCATCGGCAAATACAACAGCATTGTTATCTTTACCCTGGCCTGATGGGTCGTAGGCAACAACTTTATCGCCTGCATGAACAAATCCTTCGCACTTGCTGGCAAACCTTGCTGCCCTTATCCATTCTCGATCAATGATAACATCGTCGCTAGCTGATTTTGGCTTGCCTTCCCAATCGTGTTCATGGTCTTTTAATGGCCTGGTTTTCAATGAATGCAATCTTTGTTCTTCCAGGTTTTCAGGGAAATATTTATTATCTCGCCAGTTAATCAACTTTGTTATCGTTCTTGGTGGTGGATCTATTACAAATCGCTGATAGGTATCATCTAATTCATCATCAGGGTTAAAAATGATAATGTTTATAGGTCTTTTCCCTCGATCGCCAAATGATTTTCTCGGTCTGATTGAAGGAAGGAACTTTTCCCATGAGTTCTTTGTTATATTTTCCGATTCTTCACATAAGACAATGTCAACGTCTGATATTGACTTTAGGTTTTTAATATTGTTTTTAAGTCCTTTAAATAGGAATTTTGAGCCGTTTAGTCCAGTTATATCTTTTTTAGTGATACGGAAGAAATGCTCTAACCCCCTTTCAACAATTGCCGCTTCAATTTCAGCTTTTATAGATTCCTCTATTGAGTCTTGTATCTCTCTTGTACAAAGAATGCGGATTTGTCTTATGGAAGCTTCAACAACTACAGCATCAACAAAGGAAAATGTTTTTGCCGATCCTCGTCCACCCCTTGCTATAAAATAGGTAATATCTTCCCTGAATACTGTTCGTCGGTTGATTATTTCTTTGGAGTCAGTATAAAAATACTCTGCGTAGGCTTCTTGAGGTTTCCAATTAAGGGTTTTTGACATGACTACTTATCGACGGATGCTTTTACGTCACTCCATGGTGATAGATCTTCACCGTTTTTAATAGTGATGTTTTCTGAGAATGCACCTATCTCCACATGCTTACCGATTAACTCAAGATTTTTAGTCTTATCAGGCCATTTAATCTTTTTAACGATTGAATTAATATCTTCACCTTTGCTATTTGACAGAACCATTAAATCAATGCCTGATATAGAAATACGCCATTCTTTGGGCCATTCAGATAATGGTTTAAAGGATTTCATATCATCCTGAAGAATATCTATGACATCAAGCTTATCGATTTCTTTGAGTCTTTTTAGTACATATTCAGCGTCTAACTTGCTTTCTTCTAGTAGTGGTTTTTGGAGTTTTGCCAATCTTTTCTGAATAGCAGGTTTAGAAAGGTTTTCAGTTGCAATGGCTTTAGCTGTTTTTTTACTGTATTTTGCCCTAATAGCTGCCTGAGTTCCGTTTAGGTCTTTGATGTATTCCTGGCAGAACCTTTCTTGCTTGGCAGTTAGCTTTCTCATTGTCGTACTACTTTAGCTGTGAGTGCTTTGTCAATGACTTTATCAATTCTATCCCAATTAGGTACAAGTTCGACATCACTTAATATAGAGCAGATATAATGCGTAACTATAAGACCAGGTATATACAAATAGGTGAACCACCATGCTATTTTAACTTCGATTGTTATTGTAATTTCAGCCATATTCTTAACAACTATCCGCTTTCACATCTAAACAGAATTCACCTTCTAATGAATCCGTTCCAATCACATCATAAATTAAATGGTATATATCCTTATGGATAAGTCCTGATATGGGAGGAATTGTTTTCCGGTAAATACCTTTTGATGAAGCTACGAAATCTAGCGTTACTGGCCAGACTTGCCCAGTTACTTCTACATCGTTTGAGTCAAATATTGTTACTGTGACCGTTGCATCATTAACTTCTGATGGAGTTTTTAGTTCATTGCTCAAGATTAACTCAAAAGCCACAGAATTATTTAATGTTAGTTCATTAGACATATTAACTCACTTATTTATTTTACACTTGCATCAAATGAATAACTATTGCTTATTGATACGTTTACTTGATAAGAATTTGTTACGGACAATTTAGCATCGAAAGATCCAATAATCTCTGCACCATCAACAAGTACAGACCCTACACTAGAATTAGCCTCAACGCCATTTATAGTAATGGTTGTGCCATTAGATAAATCACCAACAGCACTGACAGAAGAAACACCGGTTAATGAAATTGATATAACTGGACCAACATCACCTATCTGAGCAGTTGCCTCGACACCAGTTAAAGCAAGAAGAACATCGCCACCAGCCTGAACAGAACCGACTGCTGCTGTTGCTTCAATGCCTACTAACTGTACAGAACCTGACTTTGTGAAACCTACTGATCCGACATCTGCTGTTGCTTCATTTCCTGCTATTAGTAAGGAAAGAACTATTGATATATTACCTTCTTCCGCTGTTGCCTCTACTCCTGATACAGCAACTGATGTTCTAGAATTAACTGACCCAACTTGTGCTGTTGCTTCCACTCCTGGCAATGCAATAACTGTGCTAGCCTCTACTGAGCCAACTGAAGCGGTTGCCAATACAGTTGCTAGTGCGATTGCTTTTGCTGTACCAACTGAACCAACAGCAGTTGTTGCTGCTACTCCGGTTAATGCTACTGTGACACCAGCTGCTGCCGCTGGTACAAAGCTCTGTTGTTTTTCATCTAACTCTAGAAAGAAGAATGGTGTATCACTTACCCTTTTTACTTCACTCTCCTCTAAATCTCTCTCAAATACATGAATGAGGAAAATATCTGAATCTGAAGGTAAAGGTATTCCGTCTTCATTACCAAGCCTTAATAGAGTGTGCGCGTTAGCTGATGCTGGTATTGCTGTTGTGCCTGTGAATTCTAATTTACCGTCAACATATAATTTTTGGTGTGTATTTCCTTTAAAACTTACGGCTATAGTTTGTATTTTA